TCATCATTTTTTAAATTATTTAATCCCAAACAATAAAATATATATCCTATGCTTTTCTTTTTAAAAATTAAATATTCAATATATTTATCTATTAAAATACCAAGAGGAAAATCATCTTCTTTTGATATTATTATCTCAAAAAACTTTTTTAAATTAACTTTTATTCTATCACCTATATTATAATTTTGTAAAAATAATATTATTATCTCATTTGTTATTACTTTATCAGCATTATTGTTATTTACTATTATTTTATTATCTTTTTTTTTAATTTTATTTTTATTAACATTTCTTGTTGCTAAACTCATTAATATTATTACTTCATTTAAGTAATCTAATCTTAAAATAAGTTAAATTTAATTTTTAATATTAAATACTAAATATTTAGTATTTTATACTATTTATATAAATTAATCAAAAATTAAAAAACTATTATTTATTATTTATTATTTATTATTTATTATTTATTATTTATTATTTTTCAAGTGTTCTATAAATTGAATCAATAGTAAATATTGACTTTCCATGTTTTAATACTCTTAATTTAGGAATAACTCCTTCATAATTTTTTTTATTTTCTTCTAGTTTGTTTATAATTCTATTAAAAACATCTCTATCATAATTTAAATTATATTGTCTGTGTTCAAAATACAATAAAGTGTCATTTTTTTCAATACTTTTTGTTATTTCATCCATTCCTTCTTTAGTTATACCATTCATCATAATACTCATAAAAAGAATTTTATTATTATTTTCAATTAAATTCTTTAACTTTTTAGCTCCATTATCTCCCATATTATTTGTAACCATTCCCATATCTGATGTACTTTTATACATTCCAAGATCTAATACAATTAAATTAGGATGATTAGTAAATGAGTCAACAATAGTATCAATAGATTCTTCTGATATACCATTACTTCCAATACATAATCTTTCCAGATAATGATAATCTTTTAAAACAGACACAAGTTTCTTTATTCCTCCATCAAATAATTTATTCATATCAATCCATAAAGATGTTATTCCTTTTAAATTATTATTTTTCAAGTATTCAAAATAATCAGTTATAAAACCAACTCCATTCTCACTTATTCCATTTGCATCTAAATATAAATAATTTAATGTTCTATTTTCTTTTAAAGATTCCATTAAATAACTTAATCCTTCATCAAAAACTGCTGTATTATGCAAATCTAAAATTTCTATTGTTTTATTTACTCTCATTAATCTTGCAATTTCTTTGATTCCTTCAGGTTGTAATGGATTTCTTTTTAACCATAATTGAGTACAAACAGTATCATTTAATAACCCATCAACAATAAGTTTTATTCCTTCATGATCTAAATCATTTCCAGCTAAATACCAAGTTTTCATTGTATTACCTCTTTGTAAAAATTTACCTATTTCTTCTCCTCCTTTTTTACCAATTATATTATTCCCTAATAAAAAATGTTCAACATGATTATTATTATCTAAACTTGTCATTAATTTGTCTATCCATGTTGATCCAACAACCTGTTTACATAGATCCATTCTTTTATCCTCATAAATTGCTCCTCTATTAAATTTCATACAGGGTTCAAGTTCATCATTATTTATAATAGTAGGTCTATTTAAACTCAGATGATCAAAAAAGTCTTTTAATTCTTCATAAGGAGAGATTTTTACTTCCATTGCTGTTGGTTTAGTTATAGTACAACTTAACTTCTTTTTCTTTAGTTCACACCAATTTTTTCTATCATGATTTAAAATTCTTGATAATTTATAATTATTATTTTCAAGATAATTTTTAATATAGTTTTTGATATATGCTTTTGATAAAGTTGAAATCAATCTAGAATAATGAATCATTCCATGTAATTCTTCTTTTACTTTTTCCGAATAAATCTTATTAGCAATATAATATGATAATCTTAATTTTCTATCCCTTCTATTCCAAGTGGTTTTAGATCTAGGAGCAAATAATCCTACCGCAGATACAATATATTCATGATCTTCTTTTAAATTTTCATACTCTTTCTTTAATTCATCAGCAAATAAATCTCCTAATTCTTTTATCTTTTTAGCATTCTCTTCATTTTCTTCATTTTCATAATATTTATTAAATAATGATGGTGTTGTTGACCAAAAACTTTTATCACGAGATTTAATATATTTTAATGTTAATTGACTTTTAGTAACTTCATCTAAATTTAAATTTATTTCATTTGTATCTTTTGTTGCTAATAAATCTTTATTATTATTATTATTATTATTATTTAAATCTTCTGTGTTATTTTTTGATGATAATATAATATTAATATGATCATTATTTCTTGTACAATCGCTAATATATTTTGATTCCATTTTATTATTTTATTAAATGATTTTTTACTTAAATTATTTATTAAATACATATCAATTTTTCATAAAAAATGATTTATTAACCATAACATAATTAAATAATAAAGGATAATTTATTATTTGTATTATACAAGTATTATGATAAACAATTTAAATAAATATAATAACATTGGTTTAGGAACATATGGTTTGTATAATGAAGATTGTACAAATATAGTTAAAAATGCTCTTGAAATTGGATACACTTTGATTGATACTGCTCAATTATATAAAAATCAAGAATTTATTAAAAATGGTATTATTCAATCACAAATTCCAAGAAGTAATATATTCATAACATCCAAAATACATAATAAAAATATTATTAAAAAAAAAGTTCCAGAATCCATTTATAATATTAAACAAGAACTTGATACAGATTATATTGATATGATATTATTACATAATCCTGTTAAAAATTATGTTGAAGGTTGGAAGGAACTAATTTATTCACAACATCATCTAAATATTTTAAATATTGGAGTTAGTAATTTTAATGTGGAACATTTACAAACTATTTATGAAAAAAATGATTTTTATCCTACTTTTAATCAATTTGAATTTAATGTATTTAATCAAAGAAAAGAACTTGTTGATTTTATGTTTGACAATAATATTGATTGTCAATCTCACACAGGATTATGTAGAGGACAATTTTTTAATAATCCTGTTTTAAATAATATGTCATTAAAAAATGATTTAGAAGTTGCTGATATTATGCATAAATTTATATTACAAAAAAATATAGGAATTATTCCTATGACTCATAATATTAAACATTTGTTTCAAAATTTAAACTTAAATAAAATTATTAATTTAGATAACAATACTATTTCTTTATTAAACAACTTGGATCAACAATTCTCTTTATTTAAAAAATATTAATAATATCTTTCATTTTATATTTTTCTCTATTAACATAATAATCAAAATCAACTCTTTTACTGAAAAAATTATTTTTCTTAAATTTTTTATTTTCTATTTCAGATTTATTATCTTCATTTAATTCATTTGTTTCTTCTGATTTACTTTGTTCATTCATATTTTTTATAAATCTTTCTCTAAATATTTCTGTTTGAGAAATAGTCTCAATATTTGTATTTCCATTTCTAAATTGTTCATTAATTTCTAAAATAATATCATTAAAGTGTTCATAATAAATATGTTCTGACTTGTCATCTTTATAATACATATTATTATTTAAAATATATTTAAATGTTTCATATAATACACTTTTATAAATACTTTGTGTATTTTTATTTGGTAATACTGAACAATAATAATTTATTTTGTTATAATAACTAGTTTTAGTATCCATATAAGTTTTATTTGAAATATTAATAATTTCTGAACTACTTATTATTTTTTCTCTTTCTATAGTAGTTTTTTTAATTTTAAAAATATAATTTAAAAAATTATATTCCTCTATTTTAATAAATTTATGTCTTGAAATATTTTTTTCACCTATAATAACTAATAAATCAAATCCATAATCTAAATATTTTTTAATCCTAGAGGTAATAAAAATCTTATCCTGTGTTTTTTTAGAAATAAAGTTTACCATATATTTATAACAAATACAAGAATAATTTGTAAAATATACATTATCTCCATCATATAAAACTTTTGATGGTTCAATATCAAAATTATTTATAATATCATTTTTGTTTTTATGATTAACTAAAACTAATTGTATTTTATATATTACACTTGTTCTATTAATAAAATTATCTAATTTTTCATAAGATTCTTCATTAATAACTTTAATATTTTCCATAATATCAACAAAACTATCAAAATTACAATATTCAGAATTACTATTAGTTTTATAACATAATAATTCTAATACTTTATTTCCAGATTTATAAATTAATATAAATTTCATTTCATTATCTGTTTTTTTAATTTCTGTTGTTAATTCTCTAAATAATAAATTTATTCTTTCTTTAATATCTTTATCATCTAGATTATACATGAAAAAATCAATATCATTTACTTCTTTTCCTAACAATATTGATCTACAAAATCCTCCAGCAATACAGATATTATCAAAATTTATATTATTCAAAAAGTTAAATTTATGATATATTTCTTTATTAAAATCTTGAATAGTTTTATTTTTTATGTAAATATCCTTATTTTCATTTTTTTTTAAATGTAAATATATATATTTTATTTTTGGATATGTCATATAAATATTAAAGTATTTATTAAATTCTTCGACTAACTCTTTCTTTCCAAAATCAATATCACTTAATGATACTAAATCAGGAACTAAGTTAGTGTCATAAGATGATAACATATTTCCAAAATCTTTATAATTACATACTTTATTTTTTTTTATTTTATCTACTTCATTTGTTTTATTTATTTCATTTATTTCTAATAATAATTTTTTTACAATTTTATTTGAATCATATTCTTTGTTGTATATTATTAATTCTTCTTTTTTTAAAATAGATTCACATAAAATACATTTTTTTAATTCAGAATCATTTTTATAATTAATTGCACAATTAAATCCACCTTCACAATTAATATCATCATAAATTATATGTTCTTTAACATAACAAGAAATATAATTTCTTCCATAATAATTATTATAAATAACAGTTTCAAATTTAGTCTTATTATTAACAAAATCATATCTCTTAAAAACATTATTTTGATATTGAAAAATTTGTTGATTATCAATAATATTTACTATATCTAACCACAAATTCATATTCTCTTCAAAACTATCATAAGGATTATTTTTACAAAGAGATAATATTTGTTGAATATTAAAAGAAGAAAATCTCACAGAACTTATTTTTGGTTTGTTAAATTTTAAATAATCAAGTTGAGTTCTATTTTCATTTAATCTTTCTTCTTCTAAAATCATTCTTACTATATTTTTTGTTATATTTTTTGTTTTTTTATCATCACAATTTAAATTTATTTGACACATATCTATTAACAAATAATATAAAATTAGTGGATAATCTTCTTCAGGTAGGCTATAATTTTCAATATATATATTTTTAACATACAAATTTATTTTTTTTAAATCTACAAAATCAAAGTTTTTATAACTTGGTATAAAGAAAAATGGAGATTTTTTTAATAAATAACAACATGAATTATATTTTTTATTATTTATTATAAATTCTATAATATTTTTTTCTTCTATTTTTGTAGTTATAATTATATTTTTGTTTTTTTTAGTAAACATAAATAATCCTTCATTATTTTTATTATATATTGTTTTATAATATATTTTTTTATACTCATTATCTAAAAATAAAATCAAATTATTATATTTAATTTTTTCTAAATAATTCTCATTATAAATTTTATTATTTTTTTTAATATAATAAATAATAACAAAAATATCATACCAATTTTTTATTTTTGAAAATAAATTATATATATTTTCAATACTTTTTTTTGAAATAGAAAATATATTATTAGTAAAATTTTCTGATATATCTATTATATTATTATTATAATCTTTATGTATATGTTTAATAGAACTTATTAAATAATTATTAATTATTACATCCTTAAAAAATAAATAATTTTTATTATAATTATCTGGAAATAATACTATCAGTTTAATATTTTCACTAAATACATTAAATTTATTTCGACTAGCAATTATATTTTCATAAATATTATCTAATCCTATTATTATAAAATTTTTATAACACTTAATTTTATTTTTAATTTCAATTTTAATATTTTTATAAAATGTATTAAAAAGTGGTA